CGGGGTAGCGGCATCCGTAGTAATTGGAGGTGAAACATTTGTAGGTATAAACTGTAATATTGGAACTGCTGCTGCTGAATGTTTCTTCTTCGGCGGGACGGTTGGCATCAACCAACTCTTAAATGCCAGATTGGGAAATTTAGAGAGTGGAACAACATAGGCTTCGCTTTTATTATTAATAACTTTTTTTCCTATACTATAATAATCCCATAAAACCTTACTTTGTATTCTATTCTTAGAATCTTTTTTTGTTTGAATACTAGCCTCAATCTTTTTATCACCTTTTAGATCTTTATAAATCATATTTTTCCAAACGTTCTCAATCATTTTATTGGCAATGCTTGTGTAATCACCATTAGGAAGTTCGTCCACAGCTTTTTTCAAGGCCCCAAAAAAAGCATAAGAATTTTTTAATGGAGATTTACTTCCATCGTTTGTTGTGTGGGACTCTAAAAGGCACTGAGGGTTGTCTTTGACATAATATTGGAATACATCAAAAATATCGCTGTCAGCAAAGCCATTCGTAGTGCTACCAGCATATATCGCATCTGAAAAAACAATTCGGTTGGGCCTAACTTGGGCCAATTGCCCCATTCTTGCTGCGCCGCCGATAGCTGCTCCCCCCGCAGAATGCCCCATTACTGTGACTTGAACCTTGCTTGTGTCCTTCACACCAAATGTTTTTTGAAGTATTTGCATAGTTTCTTTATGCATTTCATAAAAATTCCCACCCGCAGGGATAGCATTTGGCCATTTTGGTGTTATATAATCAGGATATCTACCCTCAACGAAATTCGCTGGCTTGGTAATTCCAGCAGGTGGACCCCAAAGTCCGGTCGCATTTTCGGAAGTTCTTTGATAGCCATAATTATTCCATTGTCTGTCTGTCCAACCTCTTGCACCTCTATCTGTTTTTTGTCTTTGAACTCCTGTTTTTTTGGCGGCGTTTTCTTTCGACCATAGACATTCGTGCTGGACTAAAATGAAATTTCTTTTTGCTTTCTCCCAGCTTTTTGAGGCTTTTTTTAAACGATTACCGTAATCATTGCTTGTAAAACCCCTGATGCCGTGAAACCAATATATAAGTTCTATTGGTTGGTTTGGATTACAAATGGCTGGCATATATATCCAAGTTCCTCTTCCTGCGCCTTCTTTCATATTTACATCATCAGTTGCGCCGTTAGAGGCTAGCCTACCTACATATAAAAGCCCTTGGTAGGAGCCTTTTTGTTGATATTTTTCTAATCCTTTCGCTAGCCACTTTTGTGCATTGGGGCCTTGAATTAATTCAATTTTACCGTGCCCCTGACCTTCAGTGATAACGGGTGCACTCCAAGGTCCGGTCGCAGTAGGGGAAGCAGGGAACGTTGTGGGAGATGATAAGGTTCCATCGCCGGGAGCACCCGATGTTTGATTACCAGAGCCACAGTTAAAACCATTTGCAATGTTTTGACCACTTGGATTTCCCCCTGCTCCTAGACTAGCTCTATCTGTCTTCACAGGACCTAGATAGAACCCTCTAGAGCGCGTACCAGTGTTGTTAAACATCACCTTGACCAAATCCCCCGGCTTGACGGTTTCAAGGCCCACAGCAGTGTCGTAAGCCTCAAAAATAGGATATAAATCAATTATTTTATTATCAAAATCAGTAGGGGTTGTTAAATTAGTGGGAACCGGACGACCAACGTGATATTCGGGGATCATAACACGATATTTTTTAAGCTCCAACGGTGCACTTCCAGCTACTTCAAGAGCCTTATCCAAACCACTTAAGATTTTTTCTCCTGTTGCTGGTGGTATTTCTTCCCTCAACATAACACCAAAAAGTATACCACTGTTAGCTAATTTATTAGGAGTGAAAGCCTTAACAGTTGAGCGTGCCATAACAGACATTGCTGTTTCGCTATTAAAGTCAATTGATTGAGCGCCAACATCATCTGATATAACATCGTTGAGTTGACCAATTGGCAAATTTAAAATAGGAACTGGACTTCCTGCTTCAAAGTTTCCCGGCTTTTTGTCTTGGGTAGACATAGATTATTTTTCTCCTTGAATTAAATCAAAAAGTTGCTCTTTATCGTTGTCATTTAGTTCAACAGAACTTTCTTGTTTTTTGCTTAAAATATTAGTTATTTTTACTAGTTGTTCATTGGATCGTTGAAGAGTTTCAACATATTTAGAAGCTATTAAGCCGAGTTCCTTGTGAGTATCAAGATCTCCGACCTTTTTCATTTCAATCATTAATTCTGTTAATAAAGTAGATGTTATGGCTCGGTCGTCGCGGATATTTGTTAATGACTCTTGGATATAATCATCAACACTCTTTATTCTTCCTCGTCCCATTTTGTTTTGAACTCCCTGTAACGGACTCGTATTCTATTGAGACTGCTTACAACCTGCTTAGTATTCAAACCCGTGATTTCTCTTATGTATAAGTAAATAGCTTTTTTGTTGAAAATTTCTATATTCTCTGATTCTTCAAAGAGTATCTTAATCGCCTGAATAACTCTGTGTTCGTTCTCTCTAACTGGGAGTTTTTCCCAAGCTTGCATATGTTTTTTGAATGAAATCCAAAATTCTTTCTTGATTTCGTCTTCAACGTAAGTGTTGTGTATCACCAGAGGATTAACTACACTACTATCTTGTATTTCATTCACCAGAACTTTATCTATCATAATTTCTCTTTTTGATTGTTGGGAGTTCTTTTTGACCTTATGAATAAACCAGTTCTTAGTTATAACACTAAAATAAGAAAATGCTTTTGAACCCCTATAGGGATCATATTTATCTAATATGGTTATTAACCAGTTTTTACAATCTTCTTTAAGATATTCAACATTAGGAAGATTTGTGAACTTATAAGTAAAAACAATTTTGTCCACCATCTCGTTAAATGCTGGGCCTATAAGGGTATTATATAATTGATTTTTCTCTCTCATATCATCAGAAATACAATATTGTATAATTGCTTCTTCGTGTATTTTAGTAAAATAATGATTTTTCTTTTTTGGCATATTATTTATTCTTCGTCCATATATTCTTCTTCATCAAATTCATAATTTTCATCATAAACAAGACGTAAGTCGTGGGCCGCATTGACCATCGCTTTTGAGTGATTCATTAAATTTTGTAATGTAGAATCTCCATAAAATCTTTCTAAATCGTGGACTATCTTTACGTGCTCCATATATTCTTCTATTAAAGAAAAAAAGTTTTCTAAATTATCAGAAACCGCTAAAAAGCGCCTAAGTAGTTGAATCACATACCACACTAAAAAACAATTCATTAAAATAGAGAATACTAATACTGCTTCTATCACACATCTTTCCTTTGAGAGCGCAACTTGTCTCTCTGTTCTTTTAATTCTATATGAGATTCTTCAATAAGTTCTCTAGTTAGTGCACCAACTTGTTTTTTTTGTTGATTTTTTTTAGAAACGTTTGAAAAAACAGAGGGGATACGACTTATTTCGGAGGACTCACATATATCACAGGCTTCATATTCCTCAGTCATACCGTGGCTTACTTTAAAGTCCTCACCGCAGGATTTACAATTATATATGTAAATTGGCACTACTCTTCCTCAGTAGCTGTAGTCTCTTTTAATTTATCTTCAAATTCCTCACCAAACTTAACCAAAGGGGGATTTAAAACAACCAAACCTTCTTTTGAAGCTGTCATCTTAAAACCCTTAAGGACAGGAACAATATCACTTTGTTCCATTAAACTTTTTTGTAAAGACATCATAACGGCACCGACTGCCTGATCTGATAAACGCATTTTCTTCATTTAATTTCTCCTTTTTTAATTTTTTCAATATCACTATTATACATCATCTCTGCTAGTTCTTTGAATTTAATTTTTGGTTCCCATTTTAAAACTTTTTTTGCTTTAGAAAAATCGCCAAGCAAATAAGGCACTTCGTGCGGTCTAAACAATCTCTCCGTAATTTCAACATGTTCATCAACATTGAGATCCGCGATTTCAAATACACAATCTAAAAACTCTTTCACAGAATGTGTTTCACCTGTTGATATTACAAAATCATCCGGAACGTCTTGTTGTAACATTAGCCACATGGCCTCCACATAGTCACCAGCAAAGCCCCAATCTCTTTTAGCATTTAAGTTTCCTAAAAACAATTTATCTTGAAGCCCCATTTTTATTTTGGCTGCAGCCATAGTTATCTTTCGCGTTACAAAAGTTTCCCCTCTTCTTGGGGATTCGTGATTAAACAAAATCCCACTGCAAGCAAACTGACCATAAGCTTCTCTATAATTCCTAACCAAATTATGAGAAAATAGTTTGGCGCAAGCATAAGGAGACGCGGGTGACATTTTAGAATCCTCATTAAAAGGATAATTTGGGTTGTCACCAAACATCTCAGAAGAAGACGCTTGATAAAACTTTATTTGATTTCCAGTGGGATCAATTGTTCGTATTGCCTCCAACATTCTTAAAGTTCCCATTGCAATAGATTCGACCGTTTCTTCTGGGGTTTCAAAAGAAACTCTTACGTGTGACTGTGCGGCTAAATTATAAACTTCATCTGGTCTGTATTTTAAAATCATTCTCCAGAAACAACCACTATCATTCAAATTATGATAATGAAGCTTAAAATTGGGATGATTATAAAAAGAATCAATTCTTTTTGTGTGTATCATAGACGTTCTTCTCTTAAGCCCCACAACATAATAACCCCTACTCAGAAGAAAATCTGCCAAGTAAGAGCCATCTTGTCCGGTGATTCCTGTTATTAGTGCTGTTTTCATAATATTATTTTAATAGGCTAATTCTAATTCCTCTGCTAAATGATAAGTGGTACGCTCAAATTCTTTTCGGGCGACCCACAAAACGTTGTATAAAGGGATCTTTTCCGCAGTAAATAAAATTTCTTTTATGAGACCAAATTGTAAGAATCCTATTCTTTTATGTTTTACAAAATCTCCCGCCACCAGTCCCCTCCTACTCACTTACTGCCCTTCCTTTTAAACGTTCCCAGTCTTTTTCAGGTCTCACTTCAAGATTCTTTTTCCAAACTGATTTTAAAACCGTCGCTTCAATATTTAAATTTTCCGCAACCTTGATTAGAGCGTTTATATCTTTAGGAAAGCACGATCCACCAAAGCCAGATTTTCCGTCCGGACCTGGGACTGAAAAATGAGATCTCCCCAAACGTTTGTCATACAAACCATATTCTACTACTTTATCATAATCTACACCAATTTTTTCACATATTTGTTTAATTTCGTTAGCAAAACTTACTTTGGTCATTAAAAAACAATTAGTAAAATATTTAACCATTTCTGCAGTATCTGAACCTGTTTTTATTAGTGGTGTTTCCGGAAATACCTTTCTATAAAGATTTTTGACCTTGGTTGATGCTGGTCTCGGACCACCAATTATAATTTTAGATTGATTTTTAAAATCATCAATAAAGTTGGCCTCTGTAAGAAATTCAGGATTAAAGACAGCCTGTATATGACCATATTCTTTGTTAAGCATACTGGTGGTGCCGGGGGGTATGGTAGATTTAATTACTAAAATATTGTTATTTTTACACGTATCAATGGCCGACACAACCTCATGGATAATGGACAAATCACATCTTCCATCTTTTTGCATCGGAGTGGGAACACAAACAAAAATAATTTCTGCTTTTTGACTTAAGTCTTTTAACGACTTGCACGTAGAAAGATCATGTCTGTATTTATCATATGTCTCGATCCGATAAAAACTTTTAAAGCCTTCTTTGAGAGCAGAACCTACATACCCCTGACCTATAATTCCAACATTGATTTTATCCATTGTTTTCCCCAATCCAGTCCAACAAGTCAACACTTGGCACCCATCCTATCAGACTCTGAATTTTATCTACACTGGCCAAAGTAGTATCAGCCTCACCATATCGTGGGGGCAAATGATAGACCTCTCCTCCGACCTTTCGCGCAATATCAAGAATATTATAATTTTTTCCACTCCCCACATTTAATTCCTGACCTAAAATATCCGGATTTTTAGTTAGAGCGCACATAATATTTGCTCGGACAACATCTTTAACATATACAAAATCTCGACGCTGTTTGCCGTCTCCCACAATACTTAAAGGCTCGTTGTTCTGTTTTTGTTTAAAAAATATGGCTACTACAGGAGCGTAGGTGCCTCTAGAGGGCATCCTCTCACCATATACATTAAAATAGCGCAGTTTCACAATTTCCATGTTATATAAAGAACTATAAAGATCACAAATTTCTTCACCACACAGTTTGCTTGATGCGTAATGATTTAAACAATCGGGGGTTTGTGTTTCTACGTTGGGAGCTTCATTTCCTCCGTATACAGCAGAAGTACTGGAAAATATAATTCTCTTTACACCGTGTTTGCGTGATAATTCCAGCAAATTTAAAGTGCCCATAACATTTGTTTGAAATGCTTTTTGTGGATCTTTAATGGCTAATTGAATCTTTGTTTCTGCCGCTAGATGAAAAACATAATCAATATTCTTTCCATTGTTATGTAGATTTTCAAATATCGCAGTCATTGCATCCACATCGGCAACATCTACTTTGTGATAAGTCACATCCTTGTTTTTATAGAAAGTTTCTGTAGATATTGCCGACTCGTTATCGATTGCTTCCACTTCATATCCCATTTCTATTAACTGGTCTACTATATGGCCACCGATAAAACCAGCACCACCTGTTACTATTGCTCTCATTATAATTTCCTCCTCAATCTCGAATAAGACCAATCATGATCTCTTTCGTGGTAATAAACCTCAATGTTTAATTCATCTCCTGTAAAGGGATCGTTCTTATAATCGCTCCCTAAAATTCTATAGTCAGGTTGAATACTCTTCAAAAGATTTTCTAGATCTTTCTCCGTCTTGTATACACATATTTCATCAACATATTTAATAGCATTGAGGATAATTTTTCTTTCTTCCAACGTATGCAATGGGCTATATTTAGTAGATCTTTCCAATGACGGATCCTCCTGTAAGGCGATGATTAGGTGATCACAAACAGATTTAGCATCCTGAAACATTTTAATATAACCAGGATGAATTAAATCAAAAGTCCCGGCTATTAATCCTCTTTTTTTCACACATCCACCATTGCATGCAAGCAAACCATGTGCACGCACTCTACGATTGCATAAGAATTGGAATCTACCCACAAATCTAATAAAGCACTTTCAGAATATAAAGAACGAACTTTATTTTCATATGAAAAGCCCGTTAAAAGTATGTATGAAATACCGCTGTTTTTGCACAATAAAGCAGAATTACATATATTTTCCGAGTTCCCAGAAGAAGAAATTAATACCACTAGTGTTTCCTCATCTGCAAAATTTTTAATATATTCACTATATGCATTTTCAACACCACTATCGTTCATATAACAAGTTACCATTGAGGTGTTTGTAAAGGCCATTGCCCTCTTTTTTAAAAATTTAGTATAATCTACAGCTATATGAGAAGCAATTGCATTACTGCCGCCATTGCCAATAAGAATTATCTTATCATATCTTTTTAAAATTTCCTCCAATTGCGTTAATTTTTGTCTATCAATGGAAGCTATAGTGTTAATGAGTTTATCTAAGTTCATAAATTAATTTCCTAAAACTGTTGTAACCCCGGTGTGATTGATATTAATTTTCTTACAAAATTTATATTTTTTTGTCAATTCCGATTGTGGGTCTGTAAATATTAGAAAAAATCCTCCATTCCCGGCTCCGCACAAACGGTGACATAAAACATCTTTGTCTTTTTCTAAGTTTAAATCCATACTTTTAACAGAATAATTGGAAATTATATCTGGTGAAGAACCTTTTTTCACTGCCCATCCTTCTTTTATCGTATTTATAAACATCTCCCGGTTGTTAGTCTCTAAACATTCTTGCATCTTATCTGTTAATTCTAACAAAGAATAGTCAAAATTTTCAATAGTACTCAATATTTTTGTAGACGATCTACTTACCCCTGTGAACATTAAATGCATATCAAACGTGTTTAATAAATCGCTCGCTAAATAAGAAATCTTGGGATCTTTCCCTTTTTTAAAATCCATCCTTTTGAGACTGCCAACAGCGCACCCATAAGTATCTTGATAACCCAAGAGGAAATTAAATTTTCTTTCAAGGGTCATTGCAAGTTTAGCTATCTCATAATTGGAGGTTGAAATACCCAAAGATTCTTCAACTGCTTTAATTAGAGCTATCATGTAAGAAGAAGAAACTGCCAAACCTGACCCGCTGGAAAATATGTCTCCTACCATCGATATTAGGCATGGCTTAATATTAAAATGTTCAAACGCGACTCTTATCACATCATTTTTTATATCCTCTATGGAGCTAGCTTCTTCTCTTTTTGAATAATTCATCAAATATTTATTGCAATAAGTATTGTATCCTATTATATCTCGATGAAGAGCAATATAAGTATAAATATTTATAGGGAAATTAATAACAGAACCCCTCCCATGTTCATTTATATATGATTCTAAATCTGAGCCGCCGCCAGCAAGACTAACTCTAACAGGACATTTTGTAATAATCATTTTAAACTTACTTTTCTAAAACTGGGTAATGTAGATATTTTTATTGATTCATTCATATTATTTAATGCTTCGTAAATATATTCCGGAGAATTTTCACGATCTAAATTAGCATTAGCTATATTTCCTCTATGTCCTATCACTAAACATCTTACCATTTTATTTTTCTTCCTTAAAAAAAACTTCAGAATTTATTGCTTTGTCACATATAAAAACATCATAAGAGGGTTTTCCAACCTTGTAGTCATGGTGCTTGGCACCCCACTCTTTTAGTTGACGCCCAGTAAGATCATACCAATCAATTCCAGTGCTACTACCTCTAGCTGTCCAATAAACCACTGTGTGCCCTTCATCGTATAAATCATTTATTTTCTGAATATTTTCTTTTATTGGCCTAGCGTTCTTATAATCCCTTGCGGCGTATTTATCGCCGCCTTCATAATCACAAATTGTTTCGTCAATATCAACGTAATAAATCATTAATCATCCTCCATTGTTGCTAATGTTTTTACCATGTTCTCAAACATATTAAAATTCATAGTATTCGCAGCATCACTCAATGCTGCCTCTGGGTTTGGGTGGACCTCTGCGAAAGTGCCATCAGCGCCAATGTTTAGTCCTATACGCTATTTGTATTATTAGTATACCTTACTTTTATCCATATGTTAAGCACTTGTTTTATGATTTATTAGCCTAGCGCCCACACTTTTTTTATATTATTTGTTTCATTATCGACTTATATAGGTTTTCATTAGAAAACAATTCAAAATATTCTTTATTATCCCACACATCGATCCCACCCAATAGAGCAACACATCTTTCTGGTGTTCTTAACCATAAATTTGATTTAGTTTCGTTTTTCAATGGCATCTTTAAAAAGTCACTAAATATTATTGGGCACGCTCCCATTGCCAAGGATTCCCATATGCGTATGGTAGATGGACCAGTGCCGCGTGGGCATAGGCTATACTTGGTGTCGCCCAATATTTCAATGTATTTTTTCTTATTTTCTTGCTGTTTCTGTTGACTGCCTTCAAAATGCCAATTGCCAGTATCAACTATAAAGCAATCATCGCGATCTTTTAAAGTTGTGTGTAAGCACTGTCGAACCGGATGGGTTATGAAAGACCCCATAAAACTATAAGTATATTTCCTTTCATCCCACGGCTTAGAATAATTTGTATCATAATTGCAAGAATAATGAGGAATTGGTATATAAGAATCTAAAATAGTCGCATGCGGCGTAAATACCAAATTACCATAAAAATTTAGTTTATTAACCAGTATATGCTGACAAACAAAAAATAATTTTTTATCTTGATGTTGCTTACAGATATTATCAATCACAAGCTGAGTTTGTTGAACTCCTTGGGTGTTAATAGAGTAAGCCAATGGAAAGGCCACATAAGCATAACTACTATTTATGGTTGTTTTGTTTTTTAAAAGTTGATTATAAATTGTCTCTTCTGTTTTCACAGGGTCATCGACTAATTTGAAATCACCGATATGTATTATTTCTAACATATTCTTTAATTAAATGTTTAGTATTACCTTGAAATTGTAAATTGTGAAAACGAATCTTCTTATTTAAAAGTAAATTATATCCGTATGGAATATCATCAATAAAATCTATCTTCTTTAATCCATTCTCCATTAGATATTCATTATTTTCATAGTTCGTAGAGTTATTAATACTATGATCAAAGGTCGTGTTATTATTTAAAACATCCGTCAATATGGTGTGTTTTTTAATATTAGTAAAGTGCCATAACACCGTCATATCGCATATGCCACCAGCCAAATTGTTAGTTTTATGCCAATTCCACTTTTCCAAAAGCCTACCAAACTCAAAAGTATCTTCATACATTTTTAACATAAAACTACAAAATTCATCTAACACCTCATATTTCCAAAATGATACTTCGCCTGTTGCGGCATGTCTATATGGAGGCTGATCTTTCGGGACGGAAAGAGCAAAAGACGGCCTTTCAATATCCTGATAAACTTCATCTAAATTAGAATAAATCAAATTATCCGAATCGCTGTAAAATACCGTATCTAAATTAAATTCCTTAGCTACATTTCTTACAGCAATCCATCTTTTAAAACACCATTCCTCAAATGCTTGGCCACCAGTGTGAAGATGGTGATAGCTAGATAAAAATCGGTCTACATCCTCTTTGTAGTCATTTAATAACACATGTGTGACATTTTTGATATTTCCCAAAAACATATTTGAAGAATCTCCTATCAAAAATACCTTGTTTTGAAGCGATGCTTGGCGTATAGTTAATTCTAGATATGGCTGATATCCGGAATGAAAGAAAAAAACATTCATGGTGACCTCGTTAGCGTTACTTCTGCAAATGAATTCGGTTTATTTTGATGGCACTTTGTAAAACCCAAACAACTCAATTTATCTATCATATTTTTTGTATCTTCCAATGTATAGTCGCTACAAAAATGATGAAATTCAATGCAAAGTTGTTTAACTGTGTCTGGAATTTTGTTTAAAGATTCGAGAACGTTATATTCTGAACCTTCTATATCCATCTTAATTAAAGATATATCAGCATATTTTTTGAATAAGTCATCAAGTGCTATAGTCTCGGCATAATAACTTTGAAAATTATTTACAGACTTGTGGGTGGGCAGCATAGATTCGGATACATGTAGGGGGTTGTTGTTTTGATACATCACAGCCACATCATTTGATTTTGCATCCAAAGCTCGTTTGATTAAAGAAAAATTACTTAATCCTCTTTGAGATTCAATAAAAATATGACTTTTTTTTGTGGGATCAATTCCAACAATATTACATCTTTTTTTCTTAATAAGCTCTAAATCAAAACTTATATCCTCTCCTACACCAGCCGATATAACGGTCGAACCTTCTGGGATAAGATTTAAGTTTACAAGCCAACCACCGTAATCTGTACCTAAATACTCCATTTTTAATTGCTCCAGTAATCTTTTATCAAATTATCCACTACCGTAATATTACTAAAATGTTCCCTATATGTTTTTGACATTCCATAATAATTCACATAGTTGTGCTCTAATTGTTCTTCGAGAGCATTAAACGTGTTGGCTGTTTGAGATTCTACAAACATTTTTGTTTTACCAACTGAATAATGATTATAATCTAAACATTGAAGATGATAGCCTATGTTAAAATTTTTATAATTTTCTTTAGTAACATTTTTACACGCTTCAGAAAGTGTAGTTTTGCCCGTGTGTATGCTGGGTGCCTTCCACATTTCAGATCTATTAAAAGCAAACTTTTTACACCAACCGTGAAATATCTCATTTATCACTGTGTCTAGTTTAGGATTAAGATGATGATATATTTGTCGGTAGTACCATGGCTGCAAACACCATTTCATTTCCTCTTCAATATTAAATTCTTCACCTAAATTGGGGGATACATAATCTATATAATGAAATTCTTCTATATCGTTTGGTTTACGGTCATCACTCAATACAAGAAATTCATCACTATCAATATTTATAACCTTATTGTAAGAAGAATCTAATTCTAAATTAGCTATCTGAAAAAGTATGTTTTTTATTATATTCCATTCGGGATTGGTGGTTTGTTTGTTAGTGGAATATAACAACAAATCCGTTTTGTTTCCTTTGAAATATTTAATATTATCAATTAAATTTCTTCTCCCCATGGTCATTTCCATAGTCTCTTGCTTTTCCAATATTATATTATAATCAACTGTTGATAAAATAAACTCTGTATTCCCATTCAAAGCCTTAAATCTGCGAAGGAGGTCGTCCAGTATGTTGGAGTCTAGTGAACATAATTCTCTCGGTACTCCTACCAATAATACTTCTTGGGTCACGCCCCACTTTTTTCTATAGAAATTAACAAAAGTCTCCATAAATCTAAAATTAGCTTCGGGAGGATCGTTGACCTTGTAGGTGGTTACTAACGCCCATTTATCCATTTATATAACTCCTAAAATATTTTTATAATTTTTATTATTGGAGATGGAACAGAGATCTTTGATTTTATCAACCAAAAACTGCCCAAAATTTTCATACTCCAATTTTCGACTAGTATGCACATGAAAATTAATAGCTGGTCTGTTACCAAAATAAATTATATCATTTTTTACATACAATTTTTTTAGTCTTTGTATTGTTTGGGGAGTATTAAAGCGCCACCAACCAATATTATAATTTATTGGTAAATTAAGAGATACAAAATTTCTCTGTACATATTCCAATGGCTGTTGTTCAAAATAAAAATTATGTTTTTTGTAATCTAGTGATAATTTTCTCCAGATATCTAAAAATTCTATATTTTTAAGGTGAAACATACCACCATTATAAAGACCGTGCTTTGCTTCCACTTCCCAATTGTTTGTCATATGTTGACAAATTGCCGCATCAACGTGCTTATTATCAAACAATTCCAATATCTCTTTTTCTATGGGGTTTACAAAAATCATATCTGAGTCTAAAAATAACACATGGCCAAATTCATTTATTGATTTCTCCGATGCATCAAATTTAGTTAGCATCACCTTCATCCAATTATCTTTTTTCTTCTCATCATTTATATTGTGATCACAATCATCCGTTTCTATCAGGCTTAAACACTCTATATTTTTGTGATCACAAAATACTCCATAAGCCTCATTATCACAAGATAGTGTCCAAAAACAATCATGATAAGATTCAATACTCTCTTTTAAAAGTTTAAATTCACCAATTGTTTTCTGTGTTACAACAGATGCTATAGGGAGCATTAGAGTACAACTCCAGCTTTTTCCTTTTCGAGCATTTCATCATATATCTTTTTATATTTCAAAAAGATCTCCTTTTCTTCTTCGCGTTTCCATCCAACATTCTCTACATTAGTAGATATACCCTTCGGATTGAAATAATATAAACCAAGCACATCATTGATTTTTTTATATATACTTCCGTTTAGTGCCGATCGGAGCCACATATCCCAATCTCCAGCAGACTTATATTTTGGATTAAAGAGGCCATTCTCTTTGTGTAAAGATTTCCTCCACATAGGAGAGGCATGTGGCATATTTGCTCTCAAAAGATTTTCCAAAGAAAAATCGGCAAAATCATATTTAACCCCACCCGAAGAATTATTTATAAACGTTTCATTGGGTTGTTGTGTCATATACATATCAGCATATACTAGATCAATATCTTCATACAAATATAGAGCTTTTGATAATTTTTCTAATTGATTGGGCGCTTTTCTATCATCTAGGTTTGCGTTTGTAAGATATTCACCCGTAGATAATTCTACACCAATATTCCAAACTCCATATATACCTGGATCTTCATCAAGCTTTTTATATACTATATTATCAGGATATTTTTCTAAATATTCATTAATTACCTCTTCTTCATTCCCTGGTGAGTTTGCATTAATTAATATTAATTCACACTTTTCTTTAAATATAGTTTGGCGTGTAATATCTTCTAAGAAAGGTCTAATAAATTCATCCCCGTCATATACAGAAGTTATAATAGAAACCTTCGGAAGATCTTTGGCATCAACGTGAACTACTTCTTCTCCCAAAACAGCTTCTATCATCAATTTATATTGATTTTCTGGTGTGAATTTGTTTAATATCCATTCTTGTAGTTCTTTTGCATTCTTTTTATGTATATCATATTTTTTATACACGTCTCGTAGCTTCATTTTATAAGAACCTTGTTTGGGGTAACACCACATAGAATCTTTTTGTATTACATTTTCCCATACAGCGTGATCAGGAACTGGTGATATATCAACATCAACTTTTGCAAATCGTGCGCGTAATTTTTCCTTCGCTTTGTTTTTTTTCTTTACTGGCATATATAAAAAGTCCAAATGACCACTCCAATTGGGAGCGATTATCGGTAAACCTTGATAAGCCGCTTCATATAATGGAAGACCAAAACCTTCACCGTGTGTAAGACAAATTAAAGCATCAATTTTAGAACTTTTATAAAGTGAGTTCATTTCCTCATCGCTTAAATCTCCGTGAAGAAGATACACTTTACATTTTCTATCTTCATAACGAGCCAATAATTTTTCTAAATGGGATAGAGTAGCCACTCTATCCATATTAGATCCACCTCTTTTAAATGTCTTCACAACCAAACCAACGTCTGGATTATCTATAAATTCTTCAACGAACCAACAAACAGTGTTGTCCATATTCTTTCTTGGACCCCATTGCGCAACAGTCAAAAAATTAAATAGACACATCTAGATCTACAGGCACATCTTCAAAATCCTTGGTAGGATAATGCACTACTTCTATTGGAGTTTCACAAGAAAGATGCATTGGAGCATTTGTGAATTTATTAAAACCTTCATATTTGGTGTTAGTAAACCCAGATTTAGCGAATTCAGATATTGTTATGATTCTATCCATCGCATTTGATTTTTCAAGCCATACGGGTGCCACTTTTGTGGTCTCAATTCCTGCCGTGATACCTATGTTCACGGGAGCTAACTTCTCCCATTCAACAGGGATTGTTACTTGTAAGCTTATATCATAACCATCTTTATGTAAAATAGTCTTTGATATAAGCTCATCCATCCATTTTCTTTCTTCGCTATCTTCCCAAATCCAACCAGTTTGACCCCATTTTGTGGTAACTAAATATATATCAAATTCTTCCTCATAAGCCCTTAAAGATCTTAAAACAAACCTTGTGTGCTCTCCGTAGCCTGATCTTGTTAATGCTGGTCCTCTAACTAATACTTTCTTTCTCATTTGACCTCCTGAAGATGCCATTTCTTATATCCTTTTCTATTTTCCCACGATCCTCTTTCTTCATAAATTTTAGTAAAAACTTCGTCCCACTGTTTATAAAAATTTTCAAAATTATAATTTTTCATTACGTGAGAACGCCCTTTTTCTCCTAATTTTTCTCGCTCTTCTTCTGACATATTAAATATTTTTTTCATTGCATCTACTACATCTTCTCCACTAACCCTATCCTCGTAAATATAGGGGATCGGCTGAGATCCGATGATGGCTTTAGACGCTGGTTCTATTCCAAAACCAAACCACTCTTCGCCATCTGTGACTTGTTCTTGTAACCCTCCTGTCATTGTGACTACAATTGGAGTTTCACAAGCCAATGATTCTAGGGTTGCGAGTCCAAAACCTTCAGCATCAGAAACACTAATTGTGCAATCAGCCATATTATACATCATAGATAAAATAGGAGCACTAATTTTCTCACGAGAAAACAGAACTTCACCGTCAGTTAAATTTAATTTTTTTAGTATAGCTTCTAAATCTTGCCCGTGAGCATCTTTAGGGTCAGTGTGCATAATAAGGCATGCTTTGTCTCTACCCACCTTTTCTAGAAAATCATTAAACCAAAAAATTAAAGATCCGCTTTGTTTTCGTCTAGCATTTCTATTGTTCCAAAAGAAAACAAATTTGTCTGGATCGTATTTATCCCCGAAAGAATTTTTAGCAAACTCCTCTACCTCTTGCTTGTCTCTTTTTACAAAAATATCTGTATCTACCGCGTGAGGAACATAAAGAGATTCAACGTCTGGTGAGACCGTCTTTACAATATCGTCCGTTACTTTTGATATTGTAGCTATAAAATCATTGGAATCATAATATTGTTTATTAAAATCTGGGTAAGGATAATTATCCCAAACGTGGTAATAAACCATTGGTATTAAAGGTCTAATTTCATTTTCGATTTCCCATAACCATCCCCAAAATCGTGGGTCCGTCATAAACCAAAGAATGTCTGGCTTATGAGTTCTTATAACTGATCGGACAATTTCCTGTGAACCGTATCCGTCAACAGGGAAAATAACCCAATCATCTCCCCATTCGTTTGTTCTAAGAGGGTCGTATTTGGGATGTTTCATTGCCCCACCTAAACTAATAAATTGATATTTACCAGTTTTTAACATTCCTTCAATTATATATTTTGTTTGTGACCCTACTCCGGATGGAGAAAAAGGCATATCGCTGATCGTTAAGATCTTTATTTTTTTATCCACTATTACCTCACGTACAGTATTTTGTATTATAAAACTCGCAAGTGCCAAATTTACCGTGGCAAGTCAAGCGATTCTTAACATAATGTTTCTTTTTTATATTATAGAGTGCCTTGTTTAATAATTTAAGTGCGTTTTGAGTTTTTTTATTACCGCTTGTCACTCGGAATATCTCTATATTATTATTTTTCGCAGTTCTTTTGAGAAGAGCAAAATGTGTCTCTATCTTATCAGATTCTATTTTATGTTTTAAACCAAAAAAATATTTATATAAAGTTAATTGATAATTAACCATTTTGTCACTCTTTCTTCTGTTGTCCCATCCCCAAGAACAAGTTTTCCAATCGATAACGTGATATTTATCATCTGGGGTTTTAAGTACAAGGTCTACATAACCTTTAAAGTTGTATTCTTCATAATCCTGAATAGGTTCAAAAAGTTTTTCTTCAACGGAAACTAGAGAATAACTTCCAAAGTAATCTTTTAACGCAGGTAGGACATATTTAGTCAATGTTTTACCCTGTCTTCTCATATCCTGAACTAAAGATTTATTGAACTCGTGCGCTTCTGGGAGTGTTTTTAATTCTTTTAAAAATTGTTCCTGAAAATAATCTTCAGCGTTTGAGATATTATGCTCGACTAATTGCTCACACGTAGAATGGATTGCAGTTCCAAAGGCAGTGTATTCATTGCCTTCAAAACCTTTAATCTTTTCTAGATAAACAAGTTTATGCTTCCAAGAGCATTCATTCCATATTTTTAATTCAGAAAAAGATATGTGAGGCACTAAACACCTTCTTTTTTGGCTTTAGTTGCTGTAGGTTTTTTAAGTTTGGGAGTTGTGGTTTTTTTAACCTTAGATTTAGGAGCTACGCTCTTTTCCTTAATTTCTAGGGACCATTCTCCTTTGGCACTGTCTTCCCCTCTAAAATTACAAATAAAATCAGGGCCAACACAACTTAAAATTTCATATTTTGGATTTTTTTCCAAAAATTCATTCATAATCTGTGATTTGTAAATAAATTTTCTTTCTGCTACGGGTGGCCTATGTTTTGGACTATGCATCTTTTGTGTTACTACTACACAATCTTTTCCTTTAAATTTAATATCCATTTTTTTCTCCTTCAATAATATTATTTAATTTACTGTATAATAACGGACTTATTTTCCTTAAATAATTACTATCTCGTAAAAAATAATTCTCAAAGCCATTTGCAAAATATTCTCGCAAAGAGGTAGTTGCATAAGGAGAATAGAATAAACCCATCGAAAGAGAAGTTAATGTTGGGTACCCAACGACGTTATAGAGATAATGATCTAAATATTTGTTATAATCTGGATCTGCGAACTTTTTACTATCAGGTTCATACCCTTCTTGATCAAGAATATGGTACAATCTTCTTCTTTTACCCTCAAATTCGTCTCTAAGAGCGCCATCTCCGTAGATTTCTTCTCCAAATTGTTCTTCTACTGCGTGGGCAATTTCGTGCACAATATCATCAATCATATCATTTTCATTATCTTGATCGTTGGTAATATATAATGCGCCATCTTTATATTTAGCATTAAAAGGCGTATCACCATTCTCAAACTCAGGAAATTTACCAACGTATATTACATCAACATTATTAACCAGACGAGCGGGAATTAAACTTTCAACAGTATCTATAACATATTCAAGATCAAATCCATACGGTAATTGATCTTTTAAATAAATTAATTTATTCCCGTATATATGTCTTTCTCTGCTATTATTTTTTGATTCTCTCACTCTCTGCTTAATATAACCGATCACTTGTTACTCTCTCCCTCCCTATTAAATTTATCAACATCTTCTAAAGCCTGTCTATATCCACGTATAAAATTTTCTTCTGCTAGGGGCATTAAAAATTCAGGGAATTCCTTAGCCATAACTTTAATAATCATTTCTACGTTTACTATATCATCTTCCGGATTACATTTCTCGCCAACATAATCTACTAGCCATTGTTTCATTGCGTTTGTTTTTTCAACTGGCTTCAAAATATCCGGATTCATATCTATTTCACTCATAATTAACTCCAATTATATATAAAAAATTTTGCTCTGTCAAGCAATTAAAGAATTTTTGCTGCGAGGGTTGCAACTTTTGATCTCTCACCTTTCACGAGGGTAATATGACCAGATAAATCAAATGTTTTAAATTTTTCAACTGCATATGCAAGTCCATTTGATGTTTCGTCAACGTATACGTTGTCTATTTGGTCAATATCTCCTGTTAAAACTACTTTGGTGTTTTCACCAACTCTTGTAATTATAGTCTTTAACTCGTGGGCAGTCAAGTTCTGTGCTTCATCAATAATAATAAAAGCATTAGCAATTGAGCGCCCTCTTATATAAGTTAAAGCTTCAATTTCTATTGTACCTTGTGAAACATACATTCTTAAGGTTTCTTTGTCATTTCCCATTAGATATCGTAGGTTATCCTGTATAGGTGCTAACCAAGGTGTCATTTTTTCTTCCATAGTTCCTGGTAAATATCCGATATCTTTTCCTAGTGGTTGAATCGGTCGAGATACAATTAACCTTTTATATCCGTCACTATCTACAACTTGCGCTAAACCAGCAGCAATTGCTAATAATGTTTTACCACTACCTGCTTTACCTATTAGCGTAACTACCTGTACTTCTGGATCCATTAAAAGATCTAATGAAAAATTTTGTTCTTTATTTCTGGGTTTAACTCCCCATATACCCTTCTTAAACTCTCCGTTAATTCTTTTTAGAGGTTTAGAATAAGCATAAAATCTTGCTAATGCTGTTTTTTTATCGTTTGAACTTGAGACGAGCATTAAAAAGTGATTAGGATACAATCGTATATCTTCTTTATCAAGAAATATATCCTCACCATTATAGAACTGATCAATTATTTGATCATCTACTAAATGTTTTTTAAATCCTGTATAAAGGTGTTGGGTATTTTTAACAACTTGCCCTACAACATAATCTTCGGTTAATATCCCTAGAGCATCACACTTAACACGCATATTAATATCGCGAGACACGAGAATAACTTTCCGTCTAGGTGTTTTTTCTTTTTTTTCTATTGCAACTGCAATTATTTCATTGTCTGGGATTGACATGTCTAAATCACTGTGTGGCATTTCAGGATTTTCAACTGTTACAATACCTTTTCCTTTACCTATTCTTATTCCATTATGTAATGATCCCTTTTCTCTTAAAGCATCTAAACTTCTAATGAGTTGGCGAGCGTTTGCCCCTACACTGTCTTGTCGTTTTTTGTGATTATCAACTTCTTCTAATACTTTGAAAGGAATAACAATATCATTATTTTGAAAAGATGTTAATGCGTCTGCGTCGGTAAGATAGACACTAGTGTCCAGTATGTAAGTTTTCTTTGCCATCAGTATTCAATATAAATAGTTTCTTCATTTTTTTAAAGTAAAAAGAACGGTTGTTTTGAATTAAATATAGTTATTAATAGAGGTCAATGCAAAAAGGAGGTCAAATATGCAAAACCAAAAACTATTTTTTGTGGGATTAGCACTGTTGTTAGCATGTGCCAATATACCACAACACCATGGGACTAGTCTGCCTGAAAGTATAGAAGATAAATTGCCGAGAGACTCATTTGTTTTTTTATTAGTTAAAGAAACATTTGGTGGTTCTTGTCTTATGGGAGTTTGTGTTTCAAAACCAAAAACTTCTGTTTTCTCTGGTTCAGGCTTCGTTGTATCTAATACTGCGACCGGAAGCATTATTGCTACCGCTGCACATGTATGCATAGCAGAAGATCCGAGAGCAGAGATGGAATATTCTATAACTGATATTGATGGAAAAAGTTATGAAGGAAAATTATTAAAAACGCAACTAAAAGGTGATATGTGTGTTCTTTATGTGAAAAACCTGTATAAACCAGCACTAAAAGTGGCAAACAGAGCGCCAAGACCAGGAGATAAAGTATATAATATTGCTGCACCGTTAGGAATATTTAATGCGCAAATGGTCCCGATATTGGAAGGTAGATATAATGGTTTAGGTCCAAAAGGTCGTGCCATCTATAGTTTACCTGCTGCTGGAGGTTCATCAGGTTCTATGATTTTAAATTCTAACTTTGAAGTAATAGGAATGCTTACGGCAGTTCAAACGCAATTTCGAACTATAACAATTGGACCATCATACAAGGGTCTTAAAAAGTTTCTTAGGGAGAATATAAATAAATTTAGTGTGCTTTAGAGTAGGTGCATAGATTAGTAACGGGATCGTATATCCCATAAAATTTATTTTTTGCTTGGGTGTAGGGAAGTACTAAATATTTTGCTGCTACTTCCTTTTCACCCGCATCTTTATTCTCAGAATTATTTTCATTCATCAAATCCATAACTTCTTGTTCCGTCAAGCAAATATATCCAAACTTTTCCTCAAATTCTTCAAATACTTTTCTAACTTTTGTCTCGCACTGATTTGATGCATCCTTAACCTCTTCTTCAAAAGAACAAGACACTATAATCAGCATTATCAAAGGTAATAATCTCATTTTTTCCTCCATACAGTTCTTCCTATTTTATCTTTCACTTCTAATAAATTTCTTTTTATATTAAGAGCAAACATAACCTTATCTGCTTCAGAATGCTCTTGTATATCTTTGTCTGTAAAAGTATTTACCATATCACAAAACTCGTTTACAAATTGTCTAGATTTTTCTTCGGTTAAATTGTAAGATTTAAAAGGAGCAACTAGCGCCATATTATTGCCATAATAAGCAGAAACCGATACTCCCTTCATAGTGTTGGGAAATCTTTTAACCTTAATTGTTATATCTCTAGAATTAGTTATATAAGAATATTCCTCAGATTTCATTAAACAAGTACTCCTTAAACATTTTCATCTTTTGTGTGTATTCTTCTCCATACAATCCGTAGAGTGTGGCAGCAATACTGCTTAATAGAGAATTACCATCTTGTGGGGTAAAGCAAAATCCCGTTACTTTTGTAGTACCGCCAATTTTTGTAACATTAAGAGTGGGAACAGATAATACAGTTTGATTAAATATTCTTCCGTAATATCCGTGATCTCTTCCGAATGAAAACACTTTATTAGCTAAATTTTTATGAGTTAATGTAACAAAAGGATTTTCTTTGAAAAGTTGTAATACCTCATGCTTATCATAATGATTTTCAATGGTAATATTAAAACGAATGGTATGCATATATTGTGTGTTGATCTTCATAGCACTAGAATACATCTTCACATTTGTATAGAGCGTGTCTAAGACACGGGAAGCATCATAGGCGTGGTGAGTACCGTGTAAACTAGTTTCGTGCGCTCCTACCTGCGGAGAAGCGATAAAACTGCCATTTTGACTAATATCATTTGCCCT